GAGAAAGTGGCTGAAGTCCGTAAGGCCGCACAGGCCCAGAAGAAATACGTCGCTGGTATCAAGAAGTGCATTAAAGGCATTGGTCCGAAAATCTTCAGCAAAGATGCTGAGGTCAAGACCGACGAGAACAAGCCTGCTGCTACTGAGCCAGCTGCTGCACCAGCCCCAGCCGTCAAGGGTAAGGGCAAAGGTAAGAAATGACGGAAGTAGAAAACCCAATGATGCATGACGTCTATCTGTTGTTCGACAGGGAGCTTCCTGTGGAGGGTAGTGTCATTACCAACGGGCGACTGAGCAGTGAAGCTCTAGATGTCGTCAGGACACGAGTAGAGAGTAATGGCGGTCTGCGTTATACCAGCTTGGAGGAACTGGCCGTAGGTCAGGTACAACCAATGGGGCACGACGGTACTATTTTCTACACTTGTGTTGGCACACCTAAAGGTAACTTCTCCATCCGTTTCAAATGTAAGAAGTCTTGAAGACTACTATAACTGGAGGGGGACCTCCAGTTATAGTTATTTATTAGAGGTTCATATGCTTCTTAAAACTACCATGATGTCGGAGGAGGACTATCGGTCCTTTGCTCGACCAGCTGTTATGGATTCCTTGCGTCGTATGCTCCGGTTCTACAACCTGGAGTCTACCGCAGAGATCTTCTACAATGGCCGTAATGAGATCGCCAAGTTGGTAGGTAGTAACAATGGCGATCGTGTGCGTACCGACTTGTACACGGACGGGATGTTCCGTAACAAGCTATTTGTGGTGGCTGAGTTCGAGGACTCTCCATTCAACTCTGGCTTTGCTAACCAACGTCGTGAGATGACCGAACGCCCAGTGTGGATGAACGACGACCCCAAGCCAATGATGGTTTATCCGTCGTATGCTGGTCGCGTGGTTAACGTAGCTGTAGTAGCCCACTTCAACAGTTCCAAGTTGGCTGACCAGTTTCGTCGCCGTATTAACCGGGCGCAAGCTCAGCAAGTAGTGGACATGAATTTCAGTGCAACGGTACACATGGTGTTCAACAACTCCATCATTGCATTGTTCCTGTCTATCCACAAACTCCTGGTAAAGAACGACCCCACTACACCAGAGTTCGGTGTGTGGTTCTCCAAGTACCGTCGCGTACCGTTCATGAACATCTCTGACGATGCCAACAAAAACCCACGGTTAGTAGTACCTGTGCGTTTGGATGAGATCGGTATTGAGTTTAAGGAACCTAAGGTTTCCCAGACCCGTAATGCCGACACTTACGGTAAGTACGAAGTCGAGATTGGTTACAAGTTCCACTTCCCTGAGTTTGTAGGTTGGGAACTTGAATACCCACTTAACGTGTACCAGGATGAGATCGACCAGGTTTGGATTCCTAAGCCAGAAGAAGGCTTCACCCAGCGTTTCAACATCCGAGTTAACCCGGAGATGGCTTTGGGTAAAGCTCTTACTGACACACGCAAGTATCAGGCACCGTACTACCTTAAACTGCCTGCACACGACCCATGGGTAATGCCAGGTGGTGACTGGATCCAACCAGTAGTACAAGCACGCCTTACCGTCAAAGACACCATGGGTGAACAGGTACTCGGCAACATCTTTGAGATCCCTGGGTTCAAATGGAACGAACGTGTTAAACAGTACATCCTGCGTAGACGTGCTACGGTGTTCGACCAGTTCCATTCGCCATTCTGGGTACGGGTGTTCTCTGAAGACCTCCAAGTGTTGCCAGTGCGACTGTCTATGGATGAGACTGGGATCGTCACCTTGAAGGACCAAGTGAACTTCAAGAACAAGTACCGGTTGGTAGTCTGTATCGACCATGCCGTACGTGATTATTTCCCCAGCTTCTGGGATGACTTGATGCAGAACCCAGAAGACGAGGCAATCCTCCCCACATTGTTCCAAGGGTTTGACTGGTGGAACTTGCCTAAACCTTGGGCTGCCTACCCACACATCATCCGTGCTGGTATCAACAAAGGTCGTGGGTTACCGCCTAATGACTTTAACCGCTACATGATGCAGATGGGTCTCAACGCACACTTATTAGAGGTATTGAACGATGTCGTTTGATATTACCCCGTTGGGTGAGGTTCTCCCACCAGAACCAGAAACCCCCAAGATTTACAACGAGCAATACCGACACTCGATCGTAGAGGGCACCTACCAACCCGAGACTGCACTGATTACCATGGTGCAAGGTACTCCGTTCGTAGTGGAGTACTACCGTCAGCGTGTAGCACCGGATGAAGAACCACAACCATTCGATCCGTTCAACGCGGCTACTTATAACCAGTACACTCGTATTCGTAGACTGATCGTCAAGTCTGAAGGTGATGGGGCATTTAATTTCGACCCACAGAAAGCCGAGTCGGATGTTAAATACACGGGTTGGGTTAGCTTTGGTCTCCCGCCTATCCGTGGCGACGTATTCATTGCTGAGATCATGGATGGTCGTGCTGGTTTGTTCCAGCTCACCGAGCAACCAGAACCCCCGAACTTCACTGCTAACAAAGCCTACCGCATTACCTTCCAGATGGTTGGTATCTTGCAGAAAGACTGGGCTGATGAGTTAGAGCGCCGGGTACAACAGGAGTTGGTCTACTCGATTGATTCGGCTCTTAGTGGCGGTGTTGGTCTGGTTAGTGAAGATGATTTCGACACCGAAGCCCAACTGTTCCAGTGGCGGACTACCATTGGTCAGTGGATCATGACCAAATTCTGGTGGAACCCGGAACGGACCATTGCATACAACACCAGTGGGGACACTGAAATCCTGGGTGGTTACGTTTACGACCAGTACTTGGTTAAGTTCCTCTCCGCGGTAATTGAACCAGACATGCGTGTCATGTACCCTGTAATTGGACAACTGTCTACACAATACGGTGGTCGTGACTTTGGTATGCATGGGACAATCAACATCTGGGACGTAATCCTGCGTGGTGATTTCAACCTTTTGTCGCAGTGCCCTAAGGGCGCAGCCATGATCGGTGTAGACCGCCTGGTTAACAGCCGTCTGTACGGTAACTTGCGTTCCAGTAAGTTCACGTATTTCATCTGTACCGACCCGGAGGAGTACAAGCAGTACAAGGTCTATTACAACATAGATGGTTACCCTATCCTGCGTCCTAGCCCTCAATCCAAAATCGGTAGCTATGTGTTCGGGGAAGCTTTCTATAACGGTGAACCAGAGACCGTGTTTGAAAAGCTGGTTTACAAGATCCTCAAACAAAAGATCGTGCCACGTAAAGAGTTGCTGGCGTACTGCAAGGATGAGTATTTCAAGCTCACTCCTAAGGAACAACTCTATCATGGTGCTATTTTGATTCTACTGATCCAAGTCAGTCGGAAATTCGGAGTTCCATCATGATGACATACGCGCGGTATGATTTTGTAAGGAAGCGTTTGATTAGTCTTTACAACATTGTGCAGCACCGAGGCTACCGAGTACACATCGCTCCAGAGAAAATGATGACTCTGGACCAAATCCGTACACGTCCTACGTACACCCAGGAAGGGTTTGCTAACGACCACGACTTCTATTCAGAGAAAGGTATGCGGGTAATGAAAATCCCGCAGATCCTCATGTACATGGAGAACTTCCAGTCGGCTGAGGATATCGCGTTCGAGCGCTACAACAAATCAGTGATTGAAGTCTACGAAGGGTTGACTGAGTATATCGCACTGTGGTGCGAGATCATCAAGAATGCCCCAGACTTTAAAGCTCCCACGTTTGCTGAGTTACGGGAACTCGAGTCACTGGCGTACTTGTTGTTCAACGTATACAAACGCATCAAGCCGTTTGTCAAACGTGAGAAAGAGCGCAAGCAGTACGAACAGGACACCCAACTGGAAGGTGCTGGCCTAGCAGGCTTCCGCGCGCTGTTTGGGATGTCTTCTATGGTTGAGCAGGTGATCCATGGCAGTAAGGATGGCATCAGCTTCTACAGCCCTCTGGACGAGCTTATGGGCACTAGTAGCCACAGCTACGAAGGTCCCGCTGCCCCAATGTACAACCCAGCTCCATTCAACCCAGAGCTGGCCGTACAGCAACAACAGCTACTGCAACCAGTTGTGCCGTTTGATACATTGTTTGCCCAACAGCCCCAAATGGTGGCAAACCCTGACTGGATATTTAGAGAAGGTTAATCATGGAAGCACCCCGTTCCTTACAAAACCTTATTGAGTACGTCCAGTACGTTGAGGCTACTCAGCGTAACGAACGTAAGTTCAATATGACCGCCATGGCTATCACCCCGGTGGAACAGATTCCATTACTGATCCCCAACGGGTTCGCAAGGATGTGTTCTTTTGTATCGGGACGGGGTGACGACTGCACTATTCGTGTACAGATCCAACCAGGTGTGTACCAGAACAATATCCTGCCGTATAAAGAGGATCTGATCATCGAGGTCTGCGAGCGCACAGGCGTAAACCAGACAATGTATCGGTTCCGTGCAACACCGATCGATGCAGACAACCCAGAGATGGAAGGTAGCCACACTGCCCAGGCTAACTTGGGTGGTAAGGACGAAACTAACATTATCACGATCTCGTTCCAGCTGTACGAGACCGGTATGGGTAAACTGCGCAACCTGCCAGCACAAGATATCTTGTTGATGTCTACGCTGGACAACGCGCTACATGACAAGCTGTGTGAAGCCGGTGAGTCTCTGGGCTTAACTGGGCCAGATGCATGGAAAGGGGTGGACATTGAGCAGCCTATCGACAACGACCGGGTGTTCAAGCACATTGTCATTCCTTTCGGTACCAGGTTGATCGACCTGGGGCAGTTCCTCCAACAGCATGAGGAATACGGCATCTACAATACCGGGCTAGGGATGTACTACCGTAAAGGACTGTGGCGCATCTACCCACTGTACCGCGACGGTCGTTACGAGAAAGCTAGACGGGTATTGAACATCTACCGTTTGCCGCAGAACGTATTCCCTACGTTGCACAACACCTGGATTGCTGACGATAAGTCCGTGACTATCTTTGCTACAGGTGAAGCGATCAACAGTGACAACTCCGACGTTAAACGTCAGAACAAAGGTGTGGGTAAGCGGATTATCACATCTGATGCAGCAATGGGTGAAACCGGTCGTTATTACAACAAGGGTGTGGCAGTAACTACCAGTCAGGACTCCTTGTCGGAATACCGTACCAAAGCTCGTATGTCTGGTGAGGAATGGATTCCTACAGAGTTCCTGCCTACGGGTAACCTTTGTAAGCACCTAAGCGACAACGCCTTGAGTGATATCAACACCACGACTATCCCGTGGCATAACTCGAACTGGGAAATGATTGACCCAGCAATGCCTGTGCGCTACTACTACATGAGTGGACCAGAACACTTGGTCTACCAGGAGGGTAGTATCGGTGCTCTACGGACAGAGTACCAGATGGATACCGAAGCACTAGAACCAACCTTCCGGGAACACTCTACCCTGGTGCTGTTAATCCGCCCAGAGGAAACCGTTGTTTCTTAACTGAGTGTATTAGTTTATACACTTAATGAGAACTGTCTGCGAAAGCGGGTGGGGATGGTTGGGTTATTTTTGAGTATAGGCTAAGCGGAGTAGTAGGGTACTATAGTACCCTACGTACGACATCATTATTTAAAGGGTATTTACATGAAAGGTTATATCGAAAAGATCGAAGACGGTGTTGCCACCCAACTGCAACCTGGTTTCTTTGCTAAGGGATTTGCGGCAGCAACAAACAGCATTGTTGAAGCGCTTGACCGTCGTCGTGGGTTCTGTGATGAAATGGAGAAATTAATTGGCGTTCGTCAACTGGATAAGCATCCTGATGGCATCAACGGGGGTGTTATTGCTTTACTGGGCATTACTGATAAACTAGCGCCAGAGTCTGCAGCGCGATGGAAAGACTTCGTTATCGGTGAGCTCTTGCACTACGTTAGAGGTGTAGGCACCACAGAAGAACTCATGGACACCATTGACGCCAAACAAAAAGCTCTGGTAGCGCAAATGGCGGAATCTTGGGGTAACTACACCACGGCTTTAGGTAGCCTTGATGTCGTGCAGATAGCCAAAGATAACCCATCTAAGTATTTGGGGGCTGCGGCATTCAAGCCAGGTTATTTGGGCTAAGCTCCAAATTTGCGAAATAAGCCTTACTATACCCCTGGCCCTAGTAGGGCCAGGGGTATAGGGTTATGTTTGCTTATGCGCTCAAATAGAGTCGATATCGGCTTCAATCTCGCCTAGTTCGTTTAGTCGTGTCTGCAAGCTACGGCGGAACTGTGGTTTACCATTGATATCGTGCTTCAACCCATGGACGGGATGGATATCGTAGATGGCAAACCGATGCTCGGGAAGACAACCTTCGCCGCGCTGCTTACCGATGGAGAACGTCCAGTAAGCTTTGAACGAAGTCTTGGCCACATGGAAGGTAATCTCCACATCGACTTCGTTGGTAATCTTGGTGGATGTTTCAGTATAAGACTTACCCGCAACTTCTCTGGCGAAGTAAACCTCAGACTCTTCATCCGACTCCTGCAAACGTTTCTTAGCATCGGGGCTAAGCTGGTGCGGAGTAATGAAGCAAATACCACGAGCAATGATGAACGCACGAATCTTCCGGAAGTGCAGTTGGAGTTTATCCGACTTGGTTTCACCCGGGAGCTTGTCGTAGTTCTGCAGCGCAGCGTAGTCGTAGGCGTAGAAAATGATTTCGTGGCCTTTGAGCTCCATGCGACGTACACGATCGAACATAGCAGCAGCGGTGTCTTTGCTCGAATCGATAACCTTGATGACCAGTACCCAGCCGTTGTTCTTGAAGCAACTGCAAATGGCTTCAACGATATCGTCGTTCTCGGCGATGTTGAAATCTGGTTCATTGTCAGTAGTGGCGGTAATAGCCAGCTTGTACATACGCTGGATAATAAGGTCCATGGTGTCTTCTGCCGACTCCAGGAGGATCGTTGGGATCTTAGCCTTATTACGCAGTTGTGGTTTGTTGTACAGACCTACCGATGCAGTAAGGTGCGCCACAGTCAACGACTTACCACGGTTGGTCAGTGCGTTGAGTAGATAGAACTTACTACGGCGGAAACCACCATCAGGACTGAGTGCCAGGTTCAGCGCCTGGATACCAGACTTAAGGATACCCTCGTTGGAGTTCTCCTTCTTAGCCAGATCGATGGTTGCATGGAAGCTAGTAGGGTCCGCAGTACTGACCTCACAAATAACCTCTGACTGCTTCTCCTCATACAGCGTAGCCATCCGGTCGTTGATGATGTCCGACAGGTTAACCCAGTCTTCTTTGGTGATCTCGCTAATGTCTTTAAAGAAGTACTGCTTAGTAGCGCGCTTCCATTTCTCAGCAAAACCCTTGTCTTCCAAACTAAGACGTATATCAGTAATCTGTTTGTAGATTACCTTACGAGTCATTTGCTCGTCGTCAAAGTCTTCTAAACCGTCTTCAATACTGAGCTTGATATCCTCGGTAATACCAGAGAACATCCGCACACGTTGTAACAATACTGATTTTATGATCGGTTCATCATCTGGCTCGTCAAACAGCCACGCAATTGTGCTTTTGATACTCTCTCGGATATCTTTGTTCTGAACAAAGACTTCTGGTGGAGGTGGCGGGAGTTCGTCCATCAACTCCTCCAGCTCCTTAAGCAAATTGACATCTTTAATTTTCTTGGCTTGGTAAATTGCCGACAACAGTTTGACCAACACCAGTAAGTCATTCATTCAGACTAACTCCTAGGAGTGCAAGTATGATTCTCAGGACCCCTAATGGGCCTTCGGTTCATGTATTTTATCTGCCCAGCCAGTTCGTACGACTGCTGGATCGGATGTCAATTCCTTTGAGGGAACTGGTAGCAATTGAGACATATCATCAAAAGTTGATGTGGCCTGAGCTTGCCCAGTTCTTCAAGTTCCAATATCAGGCGGCTCAAGAGATGGGTGTGCCCATGCTCGAACCTGATATGTTGTTCTCCAAGGATTACGAAGGTGGTATGCTACGCGAGGCATTTAATAGTGTCGACGGTAGTAACTTATCCGAAGTGATCCACGGTACTCGTTGTTTCTCTTATATCAATGCTGGGCAGAACGTCCTGGTGTTGGCGTTACACCCAGAGGAAGACGACAAACCTTTGCCAGGCTGGGTCTGTGCAGAGGCTACGTGTTTCTCTGGTGCTTTGCTCGAGATGATTACCCACTGCAAGGGCTACATGGAAAGTCATTTCGGCGCTATCCCAGAACCGCGCACCGGAGAGTTCTCTCTGGCAGTGGTTTACAAGCTACTTGGTATCCAAAACCCCTAATTAAATAAATACATTGTATGTGTAGCACCAAATACACAACAAATGCATTTGTTTGTTTGTCCTACGTCTGCAAGGAATTCCTTCCATGGCCTATAAAGCGATCAAAACTGGTCTGAAGAACGAGGGCAACCTCTTTCACATGATCCGACAAGCCGTTGCTACCAACGGTTTCCAAGCGGTACAAGGTAACGAAGCTTTCAACGACTTCTCCAGCAACTTCGGCCTGTCCCAAGTGCAGGGCAACGAAAGCGCCAGCCTGCAAAGCGCGCTGAAAGACAAGCTGACCGACAAGACCTATGCCGCTTTCCAAAGCGCCATGGCTCGTTCCGAAGCCATCCCACGTGGTGAGCTGGTCGACATCGTCGCCAAGACCGAAGACTACTACAGCACCGTAGGTGGTCTGGAAGGCTTCTCGATGCAGAACTTCCGCGGTTCGGAAGTCGACATCAAAGCCGCCAACATGACCCTGAACGCCCAGAGCCACCTGCAGACCCCTGCAGCCGAGGCCCTGTTCAGCACCATCACCGTTCGCTACGAAGACGAAGGCGCTCTGCTGAAAGTCCGTGCGGCCGGCCTGGGTACCTACGCCTACGGCAACAGCGCCTGGCAGCAAGCTTCCGACCTGAAGCCGATCTTCGGTCTGCTGCGTACCGGTGACATGTACAAGGACGACGTCCTGTCCATCCACCCGGTGTTCCCGGAAGACGCTGACGACGACACCCTCGAGCTGTTCGTCGACAAAGCCACCATGACCCCATGGCCAGCTACCTACATGGAAGCCGACGCCTACGGTCGCGAAAACCACCTGACCAACTACCTCAAGGTTCCTTCGGTGATCCCGAACTACCTGGGTCTTTGCCAGGCTCCTGGCCAGCGCGCCTGGACCAGCACCGACGAAATCGAGTCCAACTCGATCACCGTCGAAGCGCTGCAACTGACTGCCACCATCGGCGGCGTTGAGAAAGTGTTCTTCGTGAACACCAAAGCAATGTCGAACAACACCTTCAACCCGACCACCAACGGCCAGGGTTCCGATGACCGTCAGCTGGGCATGCTGCTGAACCAGCACAACGGTTTCACCCTGCTGGACAAAGAAGGCAACCTGGTCGGCGAGACCCTGTTCGCTGACATCAAAGCTGCTGGCTACCAGCCGCTGCTCGACGTGTCGATGAACGGCAACTTCCAACGCCAGAAGAACGTGATGCGCCTGAACGGTGGTCAACTGACCATCTCCGCTCTGCGCCACATCGCCTCGGGCAACGTCATCGATCGCGGCCGCGCCAGCGAAGATGAGAAAGCCCTGTTCAAGCTGCTGACCAAAGGTTCGGTCACCGGTGTCAAGACCTCGGCCAACGTCAACAACCTGAACCGTGGTAACTTCGGCTACCGCATCGAAGTGTTCGACGCTGACAAGCACCTGTCGGTACACCGTGGTTCGCCGGTCTCCGTGAAGTACCCGATCTCCAAAGACGACGTGAACCAGGACTCCCTGGACTACGCCATCCAGCAGATGTCGGTGGTGATCAACAACCAGTGCTCGAAGAAAGCCTTCGACATGGCTCACGAACACCTGAAGTACATCACCTCGATCGACGGTCACCCAGTTGTGTCGAACAACCAGGGTTCCAACGTTCTGCCAGGTATGCACTACGTGACTGCTTCGGCCGTCAACCGTACCATCACCCTGGAAGACGTGGTCTCGGTTCAAGACAGCACCGGCATCTTCGAAGCTGTATCGGCCGTGTTCACCAACGAACTGTCCGACATCACTTCGGCGCTGGTCACCAAGTCCGGTATCGCTGCGATCGCTGAATACGGTGGCACCACTGCTCCTGAGTGGAACATCATCGTTCACCAGAACCTGCGTCGCTTCCTGATGAAGACTGGTGATGCTCGTACCCTGGGCTCGATGGTCAACATGACCGCTATCGAAACCAACTTCGACAGCCAGATCGGCGAGATCCTGATCGTCACCAAGAACAACTCCACCAGCGACTTCATCAACCCTCTGGGTGGCGTCGGCGTTGTGGTCTCGAAAGAGAACATCGTTGTTCAAGGTAACGTGACTCGTGAGCAGCAAGACTACGGTGTGGTCATGACCATGCCTACCTACAAGCACTGGGCGCTGAACCCGATCATCGGCTCGCTGAAGATCACCGACGCTGCCAAGTTCCTGGGTGACGAAGGTCTGCTGACCAAGCTGGCGAAACAGAAGGTCGAGATCCTCGGCCTGGAAGCTGGCCTGGACAAAGTTGTTGAGGCGATCGAAGCAAAAAACCCTTAAGCCTCATCCCGGACACGGACTATGGAGTACTTAAAGCATTCGCGCAATAAGACTCCCTAGTTCAGGATGGGGCCGTAGCCTTAGGGTATAAGCTTCACTAATACCACCCCTAGCCCTTTGCGGGGCTAGGGGTGGTATTACTTCTTTTTTTTGCATTTTCATTTTTGTTGGAATATTTCAGACCTAAATTATCAGGACAGTGCAACTATTAATGGTGGTTTGGAATGGCAACTTTCAAGCTTGAACGTGAAGTCGTAAATAACAGTACTTCTTTCGATTTGGTTGTAGCCCACAAAGGTGGTCTGCGATACATCATCCCAAAGAGCGCAGAAGCGACATATAACAAAGAACAGTACGTTCGAGTGTCCTTCCAAAACTTCAAGGTTAAAGAAATCCAAGTAGATCCTTCACAAGCACTGACCAAGTTTGATCGGGCAGTGTTGGAAGAAATGGCAGCTAAAGTGAAGACCCTGCGTGACAACGTAGACTTCTATCAAGATTTTCCTAGCTCTGCTAATTTCGTAGTACACTTGGGAGCACACCTGGCTGATGAGCACGGTGCGATCCACAGTGAGATGTTTGGCTTCACCATGTACAGTGGTCGTGGCAATATCGATAGGGCTCCACTCAACGTCCCCGAGTCGAGTCTTACTGAGGCCCTGGACCAACTGCATCGTAGCAATCCGCGATGCTCGATCAGTTACTGTGCATATGTAATCGATCCGCGTAAAACACAGAAACCCTTCTACGTAAACATTGGGGGTCGCGCTACTGAAGTGCCAGTAGCTGATGATCCACAAGCCACGCCAGGACTGTACATCGGAGTATCGGTCGGTACAAACCCACCGGTGGCTTCATTATATAGTTTTGATGACTTGTCGAAAGGCAGGTTAGAAGGGCTCGGCATCTTCCAGAGCAAAGCAGAAGCCATGTTAAATGGTAATACCGAAAGGTATCAAGAAGCTGAGGCTAAGGTTAATTCGCTATCTAAAGCGCTAGATAGTAAAATTAAACTACTGGACGATACTAATATCCGTTTAGACGGGGCGAATCGTCAGATAGAAAAACTGGATCTCCAGCTAGTACATCTGAAGCAGTCCCATCAAATGGATCTGGCCAGACTCAAACAAGAGTTCAAGGCGGCCGAGGATAAAAGAGAACGTGTTGACTTTAGTAATAAGGAAGAGATCCTCAGGCTCAAAGACGATTCAAAGCGTCGTGAGTCACGAGACAAACATGCAATAGATCAGATGAAGCAGAAAACCAAGATGTCCTTCGGCGTAGATTTGTTGAAAGGTTTGGCTGCTATCTCTGGTTTGCTTTTTGCGGGTATTAGATTCTTTACGACTTAACACATTTGGGGATAAAAGGATGTTTCACGTACTCGCGGACCGCATCAAAGAAAAGTATCCAAAGTTCAATCAGACGATTATGGAGGGTTTCCACCAGAAAGAGTTTGAGGGTGCTTTGCGCTACTACGAGAACGCGCTTCGCATCATCTTTAAGAGCATTGAGTCACGTGGAGTGTTTTTCAGGGGAGTGACCAAAGTACCACCTCGTGAGTATATCGACTACTTGATCAACTCGAGTACGAAGATCTACGATATTCACAAGGAGACTATCTATCCTGTCAAGTTGGCAATCGACTACCAGGATAAGTCGGGTCAGATGATCCGAATGCATGCGTACACCATGTTGCCGTACTGTGACAAGTATGGTGATATCTGGTTGCGCGGTGTGCACTATAGTCTGCAAATTGTACTGGCTGAGCGGGGGCTTCCTGTTACTAAGGAGAACTCGCTGTTCGTGAAAGTACTGGGGTTCAAGTTCAAAATCGGGACGGAAAACTTCAACTACGATTACGTATTCCAGCATGGTCATCAGGTATTGACGTCCACTGCAAGTATCAACTTGGCGTGCAACCGGTTCTATAGCCCTACAGCCGCCAGGAAGATCACTAGCAAGACAGTTCCAATCCCGTTGCTAGCGTGGTACGTGTTTGCCAACATTGGCTTCACAGAGGCCATGCGACGCTATGGTGAGTGTGAGTACGAGTTGGGCCCAGTAGATGCATTGCTGAGCGACTGCCGTGCAAAAGACCGTTGGGAAATTATCACACGGTCCAAGGCAGATAACCACAAGTACCTGGGGGAAACTGTAGTGCAGGATCTGGGTATTGCTTTGCGCAATGTCTCGCCTACACGTAAGACCCTCAACAACCTCGGTTTGCAGTATGCTGCTTCTTTGCAGTTCGTTATTGACTGTATGGGCAGTTACTTTGATGTAGAACGGATTGATGACCCGGACTATTGGAAGCTTTTGATCGGACGTACTTCGGTTAAGAGCGGGGATTCCAACGAAGCTATCATGCGGTTGATGTATAACCACTTTGATTCCATCAACGATTACCTGGATGAGGACTCCATCAAGAAGTTCCGCAACCAGGATATCGAAGCTAACGACATCTTCGATCTCTTCAACTACATTATCACCAACCGTAGTGAGATCGTGCAAACCACCGATCGTGCGTCCATGTTCCACAAAGAACTCTCGTCACTGGAGTTCACCATGGATAAGTTGATCACAGCAGCGAACAACTTCAAGCACGATATCAAGAACAATTCTGAGTTGAGCCAGAAGAAGGTATCGCGATTCCTCAATAGCAGGTTCCACGCTAAAGAGATCGACAATGCCCGTACTACCAACCTGATCCAGGAAGCCACTCCGACAGACGTTCCGTTTGTTGACTACATGTTGGGTTGTATTCCTCAAGATAAGGTGTTCACCAGTTCGTCTAAGAACCGTAAGAAGGGTGATTTCGATGCTGGGGATTCCTCCACGCATATCCACGCTTCCCAACTGTTTGTGAACAGTCACCTCAAGGTGTCCTCACCATGTCCAGACGGACGGGCGTATCTTTTACCTTGTATCTTCCTGCACGGCAAAGTTACCGGCTTGAACCCTAAGCACGCGGAGCGTTACGCTAAAGCAGAGAAGCGACTCAAAACGAGAGAAATTAACAATGGTCGGATCGATTAAACCAACTGGTCTCGGTGGCTTTGGTGGTTCACGCCCCGGATCGGTGAACTTGAACGCCGACCCTCCTCAATCAGATGGCCGTCAGGCTGCTGGGATGGGAGGGCTGCAAGGCGCGCAACTCCACCAGCAAATCATCCCTGGTCAAGCTATTAAGAACTTCCTTGCAGGGGTTGCTAGTAGCGCAGCCACTACAGGGGCAGGTGGTGGTTTCAACTGGAAGCACCACGGTGGCGGACTAGAGCAAAACGAGGTTCTAGCAGGGATGCTAGAGAACGGTGGGATCTCCCAAGATACCATCGAGTATTACATCGGTAAAGTAGAAGATCCGATGACCGTGTTTATGCAACACATGGTTCGTCGTCAACCTACGTTCTTTTACAAGAACTACCAGAAAATGAAGGAGCAGTTCACGGTTGACCAGGACACTGGCCAGATCTGCCCGCTCAAGAAAGAGTTTATTGATGACATTAATAAACTTCCTTCTTTCCACCAAACAGCAGCAATTAACGGTGGTGTCATTTTCGGTTATCTGTTGATCGAGAACATGCGGAAGTCTGGTAAGGAACAATGGTCCGAAGCAGACTTCAACAACGCATCGGAGATCGCATGTTACCAGGCGCTGTTCCTGGAGTTCCTCAACTGGCTGTTTAACACCAAGAAGGGCGTTTCATATACACACCGGCTCCCGAAAAAGCTGGAACTGCAGTTGAACAACTTGGAGACTATTAAGGAAGAGTTCTCCAAGATGTGGGAAATGTTTGATGTACCGTTTCCTTATGCGTCACTGTCGTTCTCCAATGCAGTCTCCACTCCGGTGGAACATGCACGGGTGTTTGACCCAGACCGTTATGGTGATTACATCGGGTATATCCCACAAGCCAAACGGGACCAGGCTTACACCAACTCGGATTATGAATCAATTAATGCAATGGTGGATCGTAATGTTGCATCCAGGCGTGGGGAATACTACCATGAACCCGCACCTAAACCGGCCGCTAGCCAACCAAATTTTGATAATGAGGTGAGTATGACTTGGGGTACTACTCGTAATGACTTCGACAACCTTACGCGGGAGAACATGCAGGATTACAACCTGCGTCGCTTCTTCAAACCGATCGGTCGTGACAATCATTACTTCATCCCGGAAACCGACTGGCGCAAAATCCAGAAGGTCTTCAAACGTCACCCAGAGATGCGTCAAGAGGAAGGTCTGCTGCGCGATTGCTATCGCGTAGTCGTGATCGATTTCGATAACAACGACGGCTGGTTCAGCCATGCCGTGCGAGCTGAGGGTCTCGATGTGGCACGTGTGTTCAGTAACCCAGAAGTGCTCCTGCCGCTCCTGGAGAAGCCAGAGAACGAAGGCGACCTGTATATGGTTGTTGCCGCTCCGATGGCTGACGTAGTAAAAGACGAGAAAAAGCTGGAAGTAGACGTCGAACGTATTAAAGAGCTGGGTGCTGGTATCCCGGCTATCGTAGTAGACGAACCAATCGTTGAGCAGAAGACTACTGCGCTGATGCAGAACGTCAAACTGATCACCGATCGTCTGACTTCCAAGTTCAAAGACAACAAAGCCGCAGTAGTGTTCGACACCCTGGTCGAGTGGGATGTTTTCAGCTGCGTCAAGCCAGAAGACAAAACTCGCCTGTTCCAAGATGCACCTTACCTGTTCAGCGATGCCGAGTTGAAAGACAACGAGCGTCCGTCGGTACTGAATGCCGGTAAGCATCTGCGTCGCCTGTTCAACGAAAACGTTATCGACAACAACGTAGCTGGGTTTATCAACAGCCGTATGACCGCCATTGTGAATGAATGGTTGGTAAACGTCTGCGGCTACAATGCTGTGGACGGAAAAGGCGGTGGCGGTAAACTGCAGATTGGCAACTTCGTGTCTGACATCGAAGACCTGGCCAACGAGCTCCAAAAGAACGATGATCAGGCTTACGGTCTGCTGACCGACGGTGCGGTATCCAACTACCTGACCCGTAACCTGCGTATGTTCCACAAAGTTAACCCGCATGGCATCCCACCTGAAGAGATGGGTGTCATCGAGAAACTCAAGGACGACGTCGACCTGTATGTAGTACGTGAGTTCTACATGGCCAACCTGGTCAACGACAAAGGCCCGTACCACGAAGAGTTTAATGTGCCGTTGTACATTAAACGTAGTAAGTTCCCTGAGTTGTTCAAGCTCATGGAAATCGTGGTAGAAGATCCGGAAGCACCAACGACTGCAGAAGTCCACAAAGACCATCTGTTGCGTTATGCTGCGTCGGGTCACGTCTGGTTGTTCAGCTATGTCGGTGGTGACCGTAACGTGGCCACGTTACGTCATGTGGATACCGATAAGCCACTCGTGGTAATGGGCGTTAATTGATACTGAGTTAATTGCGCAATTAGTTTAGAGTAGTCCCTACCCACCCTAACGGGTGGGTAGGGGTCTATTATGCATTTTTAATTTCTAGGGGAACTCAGGTCTATATAACTAGGGTGAATAAGAACAGTAATTCATTTGGATTACTAAATCTTCTAAGGAGTTCACCATGTCTAACTATGACTACGCTGCGATCGTTAACGGTATCACCGAAGCTCATGGCTTCATTGGTGACGACAGCGATCCAACCACTCGTGCCATGCTGAGTGGCGTCGCACTGCTGCACCGCGAAGGTACAGTCACTCCCGTCGCACTGTTTGACGATGAAAGCTTTACCCTTAATGAGGTCTACCTCAAAGATGGTAAAGTGCGTCTGTCTCGCCGTGCTGTAGGTAGCAGGATGTTCCGTGACTCCAAACCAGTAATGGGTGGCCAAGTTGCGGTTGATCTGCGTGAGTCGGTAGTGGAGTACAACGCTACTCATGCGACTAGCGAACACGGTACCGCGTTCCTAACCAACTTCTACAAGATGCGTCTGGGCCAACTGGTTCCAGTCAAACTCTTTGAAGAAGGTGATGTGGCTGAGATGACTGCAGTCGCATTCAAGATCGATGAAGCGCGTCGCGCCAAGATCGGTCAAGTAAGCTTCTAACCGCTACACGTGTACGGTGGTCCATAGGGGACCACCAACACTCTTTTACTTATATTAAGGAAATGTCCATGAACAACGTAAACAACTTCGCAGCAATCGTTGACGCCATCAACTTCACTTCGGGTCGCATCCTGGATGACCACCACGGTGCTGGTGGGATGACTGTAGCAGGCATTGCAGAACTGGTTAAAGGTGATTCCCGGATTCCAGTTGTACTGTGTCGCTCGATCTATTTCTCGCTCAACCGTCTGTACCTGGACGAGCGTGGCATTCCTCACGTATCCCGTGAGTCTGTTGGCGGTGTGGTAAAGTGCCTTGATGGCATAACCCTGGAACAAGGTGTCACCAACTACAACGCAGCACAGGTGGGTCAAAAGTTCAGCTGCGGTTCGCTGGAGTCGATCCACTACCTGGTAAACGGCAAGCTGGTGCCGGAAGTAACTTCGCCCGAACCAGTGCAAACCGAAGCAGAGCTTTCCAATGCCCGTAAGGATATGATGGAAAGTGTGCTGAACGGCGAAGTCAAGGTAATCGGTGTAGCAGCAAAACCAGAGTACAGCGAGTACGATGCCATCGCCGCAATCCTCGGCGCTAACGGTGGTGAAGTAATTGACGACCACACTCCCGATAATAAAGTACGGAAGTTGGCTGGCATTGCACTGCAGGCAGGCCACCGCGGTTACAACGTTGTAGCTCTGGGCCGTTGGAGTCACTTCAGCATCAACAAGCTTTACATCGATGACACTACCGGTATGGTGCATCTGTCCACTGAGTCCACTGGCTCTGTGGTAGTGGGTGCTGACATCAACCTGGAAGCGGCAATCGAGAAATACAACGCCGACCAGGAACAGGTCTTCTACAAAACCGGTAACCTGACAAACGTCTGCTACTTCTAACAGTTTTAACGAGTTTGGGTTGCCTAGGTTCCAACCTACTCATAAAGCTGCATGCAGTTTATAAACTCTCTGGTTTGGGGAAACCCTGTAAACGAAAGTTGCAAAGAGGAATAGATTGTATCGCCGTTTAATGAGTTTGGTTTAAATTGGGGCCTAGGTGACCCTCCTAAACAGCTAGCGCTGTTTCCCCTTAGGACTCTTCGGAGTCCTTCTTTTTTTTTGTCTAGGAGAATATGACATGGCTAATAAATTCCCAGGCGGCGAATGGTACCCTCTAGTCACAGAGGGCACGGGTTATCCAGTAAAATCTACAACTGTAATGAAAGTACCTGGTGGGGTAATGATGCGCGTTAACTCGCGCGGGCCAACTGGTATGATGTCTGAATCGCTGGCATTTATTCCAGGGGCTGGTATCAAAGCAGACCCTAACCGTTCTGAGAAGTGGGCTCTGTGCTTGGAGATCCAAAACGAGGTAGATGTTTAATGACCCCGTGTAAGAACAAACTGGACAAATTCACACTCACTGAACTCGCCGAGCTCCTGTCTTATTACAGTGTCTATGACACCACCAGGAAATCTGGTGAAGACACCCGACCATCTGGTCCGGAGTTCAAGAAATATCTGGTACAGCGGCTTAAGGAGCTGGATAAGGCCACACCGAAACCTCCCAAGGAACCAGGTAGTTGGTACGAGATAGACCTTAATGTCATTAATGATACTAATGGGGTTAGCATGGTGAATGCCATCGCTGATATACTGAACCCATTAGTGCTGAATGGTGACAAAGCTATCCGACGTAAACCTAAAGAGCTGGCACGTGAAATAGTGTTGGGTCTTATGGAAGAAAACCTGTTGGTCGGCGGGCACATGAGCAGACGACTATTTGCCATCTTTACTGAAGACCCTTACGAACCAGCCCCGCATCGCTACATCCGTGTACGTGGTGTTGACTGGGTAATTTACGAACAAATCCACGGAGTAAGTTAATATGACCAAACTTGCATTGAACCTGCTATTGGAACAAGACAGTAAAGAGCGACCGTTCGAGTTCACCAAGTTCCCAATACTGGTGAAAGGGACTGAAGTATTCAAACCGTCCATCGAGGTTGGTTATCCAGCATCGGTTAATCCGGAACCAATATTCAAGCAGTTCCGTGCTATTCGTCGTTCCGGCAATTGGCCTAAAGGTCTGCTACGCATGCCTAACCTGGAGCATCGCATCACCACCTGTTTGTTGAAAGCTCTAGACCGCCATGACAAAGATGGACCATGGGATGATGTTTATTTCTACATGGAAGCTATCGATGCCCTGAGTGACGCCTTCCTCGGCTGCGATCGAACCCACGTACGTGTCCTAACTATCAAGGAAGACTCCGTTAAAGGAATTACTGGCTTGAATTTTGTCAGACGTAGGCATTAAGCAAATATAACCCCTACCCAGCCATTGGCTGGGTAGGGGTTATAGACGTTACTTCTTTTTTTGCTATTTACGCCTTGCCGCCAGTAAACGGATCGTAGTTAGGGGAGCTTGGATCATTGCTACCCTTACCACTAGCATCAGCGTCAGCATCTGGTTCAGTAGGTGTGTCATCACCAGCAGACTGGTCATCTTCCGTAGAAGTGTCATCGTCATTTGCAGGTGTATCATCATCACCAGGTACTGAATCGTCTGTTTGGGCATCCCCACCAAACGGATTGTACCCACCTCCCTCTGCGTCATCGTCGCCTGGAGCACCTCCAGTGCCAGGAATCGGATTACCATCTTCATCCAGCTGTGGCTCACCTTCTGGTACCTCAGGTTGCTCATCAAACAGTTTCTGCAGCTTGGTCTGGTTCTTCTTAATGAAGTCCTTGGTAGCCTTCTGCTTCTCTGTGAGGTAAGCGACCACAAACTCCTGCATGTTGACCTGCTGATGCACGATACCGTGTACCAACGAAGCAATACCACCACCTTTACCGTCGTTGACGATCTCGTCGAACGGCATTGGGATGTTGAACTTCTTGAAGGCCTCCGCGTAGAAGTAAGCTTTCACGTGCTTGTTGATCTCATCCGGTGTAGCCATTTCCGTATTGAGACCCAAGGTCTTAACAATGGAATCCATGATAATGCCGTCACCGGCCATCTCCATCCACTTCTCAACCAGAGCCTGGATCGAGTCCAATTGGTTCTTGAGTTTGTCAGTGGTTTCCATACTGGTAGGTTCAGGGAAGCTAACCTTAACACCTACAAAGAAGTCAGCCAGCAGGGTCTTGATAACCGTGCCGTCGTCACCAGCAATTGCTTCCTTGGCGTTGT